CTGTAGCATCTCCATCCACTGTGCCTGTATCGGTAAAACTTAAATCATAAGTAGATGAATCCCAAGACACTTCAAAACTATGCCTTGAATAGAAAGCACCTTTAGCTTCTAAGATATACGAATTTGTACTATCTTCTCTAAGTCTTAAGTTATAAGTCACAGGGTCGCCTGCTCCTTTATAATTAGCAGTCCAAGTTGGATAGGTATCGGCTGCACTGCCGTAAATATGAATGTTGAAGTCAGCTTGCATTTCATTACCTGTGTCTGTATAAGAAGTTTCTGCCCAGTGTCCCCAGACCCGAATTGACTGATAATCAGCTAAAGTAGTAGCTGGGATTCTAAATAAAGTATAGTAGCTACCATTACCATTTTGATTAATACCAGTTTTCTTATATTTTTTTACTGAATTGACAATAAGTTGTCCACCAACTGTTAAGTTGGTATCCATTGTATAACTACCAGTGCCAAAAGTACCAGCTAGAATATTTGCTGCTGGAATATTAGTAATTGGTCCGGTAGGTCCAGTATAACCAGTGTACCCAGTATAACCAGTATATCCTGTTGGTCCAGTAACAGTAGAAGCTGCTCCAGCAGAACCAGTATAACCAGTGTACCCAGTTGGACCAGTAACAGTAGAATCAGACCCAGAAGGCCCAGTATAACCAGTATAACCTGTTGGACCAGTAACAGTAGAAGCTGCTCCAGCAGGTCCAGTATAACCAGTTGGACCAGTACCTCCATCAGCACCAGTATCTCCAGTATCTCCAGAACCAGTAGGCCCAGTATAACCAGTGTAGCCTGTTGGACCAGTGAAATTACCTGCACCAGTATAACCAGTAGGTCCGATTGGTCCAGTGTATCCTGTTGGTCCAATACCTCCATCAGCACCAGTATCTCCAGTAGGTCCGATTGGTCCGGTATATCCTGTTGGACCAGTAACAGTGGAAGCTGCTCCAGCGGAACCAGTATATCCTGTTGGACCAGTAACAGTGGAAGCTGCTCCAGCAGAACCAGTATAACCAGTGTACCCAGTTGGACCAGTAAAATTACCTGCACCAGTATAACCAGTAGGTCCTATTGGCCCGGTATAACCTGTTGGTCCGATTGGTCCAGTGTAGCCTGTTGAACCTACCCCTGCTGGACCAGTATATCCGGTTGGTCCAGTTGACCCTGCCCCCCCACCAGCAATCAACACACCACCTAGAGTGACTCCATCTCCTCGAAATAATTCACCTAAATCAGTATCATAAAGAACATCTCTATCAATCGGAATGATGGCCATTCTTTGTGCTGTTGTTAAATAGGGAAATTGGAATCTAGCTAAACTCATTTTATTTTAAATAATTGAATATTGTGAACCCAATAAAATACCACCAATCGCATTTATATCATAAAGAGTGGATGTTAAAATATCACCTCCACTACTACCAGTATTATCTATCCAGTCTATACCTGTTCCAGAGTCATTTACCTCTAATATTTGATGAGGAGTTCCTAAATCAGCCAACTGGGAGAGTACCATTTGTTCGTCTGAAGTAAGTTCTGTACCCGGTTCATTGGCTTGATATGACATTTATTTTATTTACCTAATATATCTTTTGCGTTTTCAAAAATAGCCAGATATTTATTTATCTTCTTTTCTTTCTCTTCAAGAGCATTGGCATAAACATTTAAAGCTGATTCTTTTTGAGTGATTTTAGTTTCACGGTCAGCCAGTTCAGATTTTTTACTATTCGTTTCAGCTACAATTTTATCTAATTCAATCAGAGCGACTTTTAAATTGTTTTCAACCACATCTCTCTCTTCCTGTTTATGGTTGACTTCGCTTTGGAGAGTAATCATCTGTCTTTCTAAGCCAGAAATTGTCTCTTGGACATTAGCTAATCGAGCCTCGATATCTTCTGGAAGCAGAGACCCCATACTTCGTGTTCCCATATCACTCATATTTTTTGTTTCTTAATTATTGGTCTTTCTAAACTTACTCTTTGAGATTCCAACACGATTTTAGGAAGCTCTTTGAGAACAACATTAGTCTTCTCTACAACATCTTTATTGGTATCAATCAGTTTCTGCATACCAGTTTGAACTTCTGAAATTAAATTAGAAATAGTAACTACATTTTTATCACTAACTTCTGTTACATGACCAACTACTTTTTGTAGTAATTCAACTCTTTCATTTATTGATTTGTAGGTTTCCATCAAAAAAGAAATACTCGTCTGAAGACCCGTTTCTTGAAAAGAAAGATTAGTAATATTTTTTTGTAAAACAGAAATCTCTACCACTAAAGAATTTTTTCGTGATTCTAATTCAGCAACTTCTTTAGATGTCAAAGAAGCTAATTCATACTCCTTTCTCTTTAATTCCTCAATCCGACCGTTATATTCATTTATCCTTGTCTCAATGTTGGTATTATAATTAGCCAATTCATTATTCTTTTTTTTCCATTCTTCTACTTCAGTCCGTAGACCAGAAATTTCAAAGAGAAGGGCATCTCTCTGTCCAGCCCAAGTTTTCAACTGCTCTTTTTGTTCTGGTGAAATTTCTTCAGGATTCATATTATTGAATTAAATTAATAACGAAGGCTATAGTGACAAGCTCCGTTGAATGTTCCACCCGTGACAGTAAGAATAAAGGCTTCTCCGGGTCGGCACTCAAATCTAGGAGCATTATCTTCTCCCGGTTCATCCTGTTCGGTAATACCTTGACCAGAATCAAGCGTAAAAGCGGCTAATGTTCGAGAACCTGCCTTGATGGTCAAATTACCAGCACTGGCTAAATCCCCGATGAGTTCATGAACATAAATCCACGCCCCATCAACAGCAGCAATAACTGTGGTATCTCCAATCGGTGCTGTAACCGGAATTGAAATTTTACGAGTGTGAGAATCTTGCAACATTTTAATTTTGTTAAATTTATAATAGTTACCCTACCCATGTGAGGGCCCGAGTCATGCGGGCACTCACTGGGTAGGCTAGTTTAAACCGTTGCCCCGTCACCATCGGACCACATCCAACCACGAAGGTCGGAAGCACCCATAACAGCAAGGGAGTTAAAGTTCATCACTAAGTCTTGGTTGCCTAGAGCATCAACTACGGCTGGTTCAGCTCGAGTTGGAAGAGCTTCAATATATTTGAATCCATAATCTTCATTCATCATATTGGAATCAAACATACCCCACATCAAACCATCCATAGCGAGATTCTCGTATGGAGACAACTCAACAATCTTGAAAGTGTCAGTCGCAGGAGCGTTATTGAACACATTCGTCTGTTGAGGAGCGAGACCTTTATCAATCGTAGCCTTAATGGTCTTAGCGAATTGAGCTGATGTAGAACCGGCTCGTACCACTAAAGTATCAAGTTGCGAAATCAAAGGATTTCCACGGCCATCTTTCTTCAACGAGTGAAGTCTACGAGCGGCCAATAGAGAAGAATAAGTAAACTGCGGAGAATTCGTTGCACCGTCAACAATAACATTAGACCAAGCAGCACCACCATCTTCACGAGGGTGAACTTGAGACCAATATTCAACAGCATCCGCACCAATCGTAGAGACCGGTGTAGAAACTCCTACATTGTTAATAGGAGTCCATGTGAACGAGGTATTGAAACCTTGAGCCAAGAGAGATTGAGCAAAGTAGTTCTTGGCATGTTCAATGGCATTTTTTCCATCAAGAACTTTGGATTTAACCGAAGACTTGATTTTGGCGGCTGGACTTTCGAACAAAAAGAAGTTTGTCTGAAAAGTCAAACGAACTTTCTTTGTGAAGTGCATTTGGGTGTAGTTCTTCGAATATCCCTGAATAGGGGCATCGGAAGCACCAATTCCACCATCGGGAATAATCTCTCCCATACCCAAACCAGTTACACCCACATCAGTATAAATACGCTCGTTATTATCAACTTTGTACATGAAGTCAAGATATTCCGGTTTTACATTCGGAGATACCTTTGGAGCGACATGTTTGAGGACATTGTTTACGATAACAGCGTAATCATTTATTGTTCCTACCATAATTTTCTATTATTAACTATTAAACAAATTCGACAAGAATCTTCCTGTCGCCTGTCGCTCCGAATACACCGACCTGCTTAACAACACCAGCTGGGTCCGTAGTCCCTGTGTTATTAATTGTGTATGCGTTTGCACCTACGACCATCAACTGACCATTGTCTAAGACATCAGAATCGTTCGTAGAATCTACTAAAAAGACATCACCCTTAAAAATCTCAATTACCGGGACTTGAGTGAGAGCCTCGGCAGCTGCGATAGTCTGATTACAAACACCAACGATAGTCGAAGGAGTTGCACCAGCCGCAGCGTCAACAGCCAACCCGGCAGTCTCTACTAGAAGGTAATTCTGCGTGGTAACAGTACCAGACGCTTTATTTACCATCCGAAGAGAACGGGTTGGATTTTTGATTATAGCCTGAATGAATCCAGTCATTTTTTTATTTGGATTATAGTAGCTACTTAGTCGTCCGAGAGAAGTTCTACTGCTTTTGCTTCTGATATTCCGGTTGCGACCATTTCATCAATGGATTTACGTACTTCCGGAGAATAGTCTGTCTTTGCTACTGTCCCACCCGGGAATTGCATAGCATTGACTTTTTCCTGAACATTTGCACCTTTTAAAACTCTTTCTTGAATGGATTCTGACGGCTTAAACATGTTTTCCCGAGCGAGTTCTAAGACTGTCATCAACTCTTTACCACTTTTGTTTTGCCAATTGTAGTTTTCGTCAACGAAATCAAAGAATACTTCTCTCGTATCATCATCTTTAAGTTCAGAGTGCCTTTCAACAAATTTTTCAAGGGTGCTCTTGACTTCACCAGCTAAGCGTTCCTGTTGGATAACCGCTTGGATATCCTCTTTAGTCGCTCCACCTAGTTCTTTCAAGCGTTCTCTATCAGCTTTCAAAGCTTCATCTTCAACAACTTCTCCATCTTTCTTAGTCTCTACTCCGCCATTATTTAGCGGGTTAGTAATTTTGTCGGTTCCGTTAAGATTTTTCAATTGGCCTTTAGCCTTCTTAATTTCCTCCGACAATTGTTGTTTCTGCTCATCAGTAACGGCAAGTTTTCGTCTTTTAACTAAATCAAGGAGAGCAATTCGTTTCTCAAAAGATTCATCAGATTCGAATTTTCCTTTATTCGGTACTCGGAACTCATACTCACCATCTTCCTTCTTCGCTTCTTCAACTGGAGGTTTGGCTGGTTCCTCCTCCTTTGGAGCTTCTGGAGTTACCTCCTTATTCTCTTCAGGTTTGGTTGGTTCTTCCACTTTCTTAGGAGTCTCCAACGCATTTCCAGCTTTGACCGCAGCGATTGATTCTTCTAAACTTTTATCAAGTTCCGATTCATCATCTACTGGTGTCTCTACAACTTCTTCGTTTTTAATTTCCATATTTTTTCCTACCCGTATCGTGGGTGGTAGCGATGGTTTTATTACTTTTAATTATATAATAGTCTTTTTAAAACTACAATGTCTAGTAGTCGGAAAACTTAACAAAAGGCACTATTCTCTTCAACTTCAATTTTAGAGTATCTATATTTACAGAACCTTCGGTCAAAAATGAAATAGCATGTTTCTGGAAATCCCCTTCCATTGAATTATTATGCTCACCAACAGTAGACGAATACTTTATTGGAACAATAATAATATAAACTTCCTTATCCCTCGTCTTGTAGAACAAAATATTGTCCTCTGGTTTAAAGACTTTATTGAAAACTTCCAATAAATCTTCACGGTCAACAGCAGTTCCGCACGACCCCTCAAATGAAGATGGAGCTTTTCCACCAAAGAAATAATCAACTTCTTCAACTTCTTCTCCTCGGGTGTTTTTCAGAATAATTTTCTTTACCGGTTTTTCTGGAGCTACTGGAGTATTGTTCACAGGTGGCAATCCGGTAATAGGATTATTCACAATCTCCGGAGCGACTGGTGGTTTATTGGTAGTGGTTTTGTTGTCTTTTTTTGTGTTTTTTACTTTTGCCATATTTTTTCCTACCCGTATCGTGGGTGGTAGCGATGGTTTATTTAATGTCTAATTGCTTAAACGACTTATAAAATTTCTTCATATATTCCTCCATCTTGGGGGTTATTTTTTTCTTAACCTCATCAAGATATTCCTTCGTAATCTCCGTCCTCGGAACAGTCATATCAATTTTTGCAATTTTGTACCCCTCTTCAATCAGAGCGAATTCTAAAGGATAAGGATGGGTGTAATTGATATTTATTTCTTCACCCTTCTTAAAATCTCTATCTAACACACACTTCAACTGTCGGCCAACCTCGACCACATTGACTTTCGTCATCTCGACAAAGGTTGGGGAAAGAGTATCTGTGTTGACTTGTTCAACCAAGAAACTAATCATCTCCTCCGCTGATATTTCAAATTCATCACCGGACTTGCTGATAAATTTCATCAATTTTTTTTCTTCCGCCTCCGGTGAATATTTCACCTGTATTGTGTAGTCCTTCTGTTTTAATTCAACTGCGGTCATTCTTTTGGTTCAAATAACCCTCCTTTTCTAATATCCTCAAGATAATCGACCATTTTTCGTAACATTGTACCTTGTACTTCGAGGGTAATAGCATTGACAATTGTCTTCCATTCCGTTTCAGCCACAATCGGAGTTTTTGCTGTAATATCTTTCATCAATTCAATAATAACCGGAGCGTGTTCACTCTGGGCCAACTTTATCTTTCGTTGGTCTAAACTTTGTTCAACTGGAATTTCTTGTTCGTCCATTTTATTTAAATAGTTTTCGCTTATTATCGTAAGTAATACTTTGGTCTGGATTATGAATATAGTAAGAGGCTCCCTCGGTATTATCAGCATACTGTCCGGACCGAATCTGCTGTTCAATCGCATCAAGAATCGCATCAACCTCCTTTTTCTTCGCTAGAGACACTTGGTCTGGAGGGTTATAGTACGCCTGATATTGTTTGCCTCCATACGCCTGATATTGATTCGGCATTGCGACAATTTCCGCCAGACTTTTATTCATCCCACGCTCTTTGTAAGCTCGAGCTCTATTAATAATTGTATTTAAAATAACATTTGCTTCCAGTTCTTTTTTCTCTCTATTACGATTACTAATTTCACCATAAATAAGAGGACGCATTGCTTTAAAATCCTCGTCTGTAAAATCAACACCTCGGTCTTTTAAGGTATATTTATTAGGAGAAACTACTGGAGTAAATGTCGGCTGTTTTGCTTGATAGAAATATTCTTTAGGTTGGAATATATCTGAAATTGGCCCGGTCATTTTACCAACTCCTTTGCTGACTGAATTGTAAATATCTTTTATTGCCATTTTTTATCCCGGAAAAAATCCAGTAGAATTAGCTACTCGTCCCATTGAAGCATCTATCGCCGCCCCCATCGGAGCTTGTGGTCGTGCCACTTCGTTTGGATTTTGTGGTTGGGTTGGATTCATTCCATCTCCGGCCATCTCTTGACCCATCGGCAAAGATTCTCCTGCTCCCGCATCACCACCTGCCATATTGAGCATAGCTGCTTCTTTAGCCTTTCTTTGCATCTCCTCATCCTGCATCTGCTTTTGCATATCAGATGGTTGTTTGTTAAGAATAGAATCATAATCAGCTTTGTTTATGTAGTCAAAAATGTCTTGATTCTGAATATCCAACAACTGCTCCAAAGCCATCAATTGAGAGGCAGCGGCCTCTGGGTCTTGATTGCGAAGCGAGAATATCAAGGTAATTTGATTCGTAATGACGGGGAACAAAGCCATAAAAGTCTGTTTCTGAATTTCCAGAGATGGCAAAAGCATTGAATCCGGGTCAATAATGAATTCAATATAATCGGACATGTGTCCGGTATTTTTCAATTCTTCAAACAACTTACGAGAAGAAATCTGACGAGTTGGAACATTTTCCATCATCTCTCCCTCTTGAGTGAAATCAAAATTAAGTCGTAGATTTGGAGAAGCGGCAGCAATCAATCCGGTCGCTAAACCCTCATCATTAATAACAGTTTCCGCTTCCACAAAGTAATCAGGATTCTGCTTCACGAATTCAGCAAGCTGGTCTTCAGAATCAATCATAAAAATCTTATCCACAGGATAAATCTGAAGCATCCAAGTGTTTGCAATGTGAGCATCTTTTTCCAACCCAGTCACCATTGAGTTTTTTGGTGGAGTCAAACGGTTATAAGCGGCCTCTTTCAGAATCACTGTTGAACCCAAGGTCGTTTCGGATTGTGTTCCCGCTACGATATTGTTCACACCAGTATTCTCTTCGATGGCTTGCTTCTGTTTGTCAGCAAAGACGATTCCCTGTTGAACATTTCCGGAGGTCTTCACCACATCAATATCCGAACCGGGATGTTTTGGATTGACGATATTTGGACCACGCTTATAAGTAGCTGTCCCATTCTGAACTTGAGCTCCAAACAGAAGAGGGAAAATTTCCGCTTCGACCTGTTGAGCGTTTAGGGAATTGATATATGTATAGATAGCCGTATTACCTCGCATCATTTCGTAAAGACCAACCCCGTGCGGGTCATTCATATCACGAACAAAACAACGAGCCGTCACGACCGAACCGTGAGAGCCGTCATTAGGTAATTCACCATCGTAAATTACCATCTTCCCACAGACAACAATGTACCGATTCAGTAATTCATTTTCGTAGTATCCAATGGTGACATGAGTTTGAACTTTGTCCGGATTTTCATCCTTAGCCTCTTCCGACACGGAACAGTATTGAAGTTTCTTTTTATTCTTTTTAGCATCCGGATACATCGCATAAAAATCTTCTTTTGGCATATCCCGCTCGTAATAAACTTCACCCCATGACCAATAGTCTCCATGATTAAATCCAACTCCAAGCCATGTTCTATGACAGTCTAAAGATTCTCGGTAAATATCATCAAATAAAATTTTAACTGTACCTTTTCGTGGAACCTGCACTCGTCTAGGATAGACTCTCCACGCCGCCCAACCATAAGTAAATAGATTCTGGTAGGTGAGCATCAGAGTGTTTGCTCCATTACCTCCAGTCATTGACCAACTTCGCTTCCACAATTCATAAGAAGCTTTGGCATAAATTTTATCATCAGCAATGACTTTTGAATCAGGTAATTTCCCAGCAAGGACGGAAGTAGCAATCATAATTTTAGAGAAAGCCAACGGCTCTTGTGAAACAGGAACGCCGGAACGATTCTGGTCCCGGTCACTAAGCTTCTGGGGATAGACATTTATATCGTATGACCCATTTGCCATCTTATTATAGAACACCATCGAACCCCAACCGGACTTTTCATATAATTTTTGTCCATAAGAAACAGCTGTGTTCATTAAATTACCGTCAATTTCATTAGCCAGAGTATCGAATTTCTTTCGATACTGGGACTCCTTCATTTCTTTCTTCTTGTTGTCGATGAAAGTTATTGAGTCTTTTTCTGATGTTTGTTTTGCCATATTTTAAAATTAGAGAATATTTCTATAAGTATAAAACTTAAAATTCAAGTATGCAAGTAACTTGAAATGATTTAATCCTAGTTCATCCCATTAGATTCGTTAAACATTAAGGACATTATACTTGCCCCCTCGCCGGGTTTAGTATCATCAATATATTTTCCCTGTTCCTGTAAGACTGCGTATCCTATCGCCGATGCCATAATTACGTCATCGTGCTTTTTGTCCATAGCTTCCGGTCGTCCCTTCTGATTTCGAATAAAAGTAAGCATCTCATTCAAAAGAACCGCCGGGAACCCGCTTTCTTTTCGAAAAAATACTGCTTTGAGAGCGGCCAGCGAAAAAGGTCTAGTCGCCGATGTAGTCTTCCAACCGAAGAACTTCGTCACCTTCTGGGTAATATCATCGAAGACCTTCCTATAATATAAATTAAGGTAACCCAATTTCTCTAATGCATCGTTGACCCAGAGCCCGTCCTTATTCACCTCAATCGCCAAGAGAGCCCAGTTGTAGAACTTACCGAGCTTGTACGCCTCTCCCGCCAATTCATCCGGAGCGACTTGCGACCGGTAGACCGCAGCACAATCCTCCGTCTGATGGTCAATCACATATAATACCTGTGCATCTCCAGAAGCGAGTCCCTCCGCTGTATCTCCTCCAATAATATATTTATGCCCCGGCTCCGGTTTGTGGAACATCTCCATACTCCCAGCGGAGTGCTCGTTAAAAATTACCTCTCCCTTCTCATTATTTCCCAATTCTCCTTTTGTTCCCGGAACTGCTTCATTCAACAATCTCGCCACCTTCGCTGTAGAGAAATAAGTCTGACCCGTAGATAAAAACGCCTCCTCGTGAGTAGTCGGGAATTCCTGCATCAACTTCTTAATCGCATCCGGAGAGTTTTTTCCTCCGAACTGCAACCACTTCATATAATAGTATGTTATCTCCTTATCCGTTAGGTTATGTTCCTTCTGATACTCCGCCCAATCAATCTCACAGGTCTCCATTTTAGTCACCGGAGTATTCTCGTAAATCTGACTCATTTCCATATCATCATATTGCCAGTTGTAAAAGTGTGGTAAGAACTGCACCTGTGATAGTAACGGAGTAATCTTTTCTCTCGATAACCAGTTCTCATTAAAAATTTCGTAAAACCTACCAGCCATACCCTCTGCCGTACTTTCAATAAAAATAAACCCATCAAAAGGCACCGCCGGAAACGTTCCCGACTCCACCTCCTCTGCCCGCTTAGGAAACATCACACACATCTTAGCGAACTCTGATATATGAACGAAGTGATAAGTTCCTGAACGTCCAGAAACTGCCACAGCAATACTTGAAGTGGAACCTGTTTCCGGTCCATATTCAATTGTCGCTTGAATTTTCCGAGATGAATTATGATTAATTTTAAAGAAAGCCCCCTTTACATCCTCCGCCATATTTCGAATTGCAAAATCAATCTTCTTGTCAAAAATCTGGGTCGCATCCTCCACTTTATGAGCAATAATTAAACCTTCCTTATTATTATTAAAAAGAATAGAATCCAAAACAAATAAATCAATAAAAGTTGTGAATCCTAACTGTCTACTTTTTAAAATACAATGTCGATGATATGGATGAGCTACATTCAAATAATTATCAAAAAAATGCTTCTGGGCCCGATTCATTGTAAATACCTGTTTATCTCCTCTCTTAGTAATTATCCAATATAAATTAGATAACCGCCATTCCTGATTTTTTATTAGGTCGGGATTATTGGTCAGTATTTCAACAATACTATCATTATGGTCTTTAAATTTATTTGCCATTTTTATTTTTTGTTTCAAACCCCATTGGTTTTTTTTCACTCATCTCCTCGATACTGATAATTTTCCCCTTAGTAGAAATTGCCTCCTTAATACTCTTAGCCTCAACCTCTATTCTTATTAAAAAAAGTTTCTTATTTTTCATAATTCCACTTGGTTGAAAGTCTCATCCGCAATCCGTAGAAGTTCCTCCTCCTTTTTCTGATAATACCGCTGCATCTTCCGCACCTCCTCCAACTGTTTGTAAATCAGAAAAGGAGTCAAAGGGTCAGGTCGAATATCCTTCAGAATCGTATCTCTTACCTGAAGCGGTAGCCTTGTAAATCTCCTATAAAAATCATGAATTTTCACTGTAAATAAATTGTCAACCTTGTTAAAAATCATTGTCAACCACCTCCTCTACCGGCAGAGCTTCTTGGATAGGTCCAGTATTTAAAGTCTGATTTTCAATATGTTGCATCACCACTGTTCGAAGCCGGTTCTTACTTTGATTATCCTCATCACCCCTCTTTCTCGCTTCCGGATTAAATCTCGACCAAGCATTTCCAATCGCATTTAAAGCTCCCACTAAATCTTTATTAGAAAAAGTATCAAACCCTCTAATTTTAAATTCATGTAAAGCCGCCAAGGCCACATTATTAGAATCCGCCGCCAACTTCATCATCGCAGAATTAAATCCAACTGTGCTCTCAATCTTTTCCTTCACATGATTTGCCATTGTGGGTGTATATCCAACATCCAAAGCAATTTGTTTTCTATCCTTTCCCTTACCACCAAATAACCTACGAGCGTAAGCAAATTGTCTTGGTGTAGATTCTCCTTTTCTAGTTCTAGGCATATTTTATATTTTATGAAAAATAAGGTGTGATGTCAAGCTTTAATTATACTCGGGACACAAGTGGGGCACAACTATTTTGTTGTGTCCCGAATTATATCCTTATTATTAGCCGTATAATAGCAAACGGGACACAAGGACACAAGAAATGGGGTAAACCTTTCTAGTATATTAATTATATACCTTAATTTTTTATATATAAAATAGTTTTCTTAATTCTTATGTCCTTATGTCCCAAAAGTATATTATAGCCTTATTCTTGAACATATAATGTCGGGACATAACTATTTTCTTATGCCCCACTTGTGTCCCGTTTTCCTGAAATAGCCTCTGGTTGAGCCATATAATTTGGGACATAACCCTTTTTTAAGGGTTTTTTTAAGGTATTTTTCCATTAATACCCCCCTTTTTGAGTATAAATCCCGGGTGGTAGAGGAATTTTTTTAAAATAAACCGGGTGGTAGAGGAATTTTTTTAAAATAAACCGGGTGGTAGAGGAATTTATGGGGATGGGGAGGGGTATGGGACCCTTTTTAATAACTTGATATAGGGTATACGGAAAGGGGTAACCCCCCTAAGACCTTTATAATGATTTTAATTTTAATGATGAGTAGATAATAAAAAACATTTAATAATAAGATGAATAAAAAAAAGGATATGTTGATGATTACATCAACATGAAGATAGACGCCCGCGATTTTTAGAATGGCGGGATTAGACGGCGGGATTAGACGGCGGGATTAGACGGCGGGATAAATAATAAATTACCCCAGCACCACCAAAAAAACCATAACACCTTATTTTTATTTTTAACCTAAACAAAAACCACCTAAAATACCCCTAAAAATAAGCCCGTTTTACCCGCCAAAAAGTTATCCACAAGATAATAAAAAAACGCTAGATAATAGCTTGTGTTGTGTCGGTGTCGGTGCTATACTCTTATTAGACCAGTTGCAAGATTAGCATTGTCGAACAATAGCTAACATTTAAAAATAAAGTTGCAATAGGTTTAATGTATATGAGTAAAAAAGATTTTATTTTTATCGCTGAAACGATAAAAAGCCAGCTAGTAAACGAGGGCGGGGACTTTGAGACATTGCGGGGATTAGCTTTGCAATTTTGCGGGCGACTATCTGCTATCAATGAACGCTTTGACCAACGCCGATTTTTAGAAGCTTGCGGGGTAAACAAAAAATAATAATATGTACAAAAAACTATTTTTTAATGAAGATGTAACAGCTATAAAAAATGATAAAACATATACTTTTACAATAGAAATGAAAAGCTTATTTAATAATAAGCCTGATTGTAAAATAGGGGACTTCTATAATAATTTTTGGTTTAGAACTAACAAAGCGTTATCTAAAGGCTGGACTGGCTATAAAGATGAGTCAACATTAAAAAAAGCCGTAAAATTATCATTACTAAAACACGGTTTTAATAATATAAGATTTATCGAACAACAAAGATTAGTTATTGGATATGATGAAAGCTCTGAAAGCCCTAGGGAGTGGGGAAATTTAGGATACTTTATAACAATTGACCGAAACTATAATAGCCCTGATGATAACAACGATTTTATGGAAATAATTAAGGAAACAGGGGACGAAGCAAACAGCCAAGCCGAGCATATGAAGATGATTAAAAAAGAGATTAGAAGCCGACTGGACGAAGAAGTGCTTGCAATATATCCAGTTGTAAAATACGAACACGGCGGGGTTGTTTATAAATTAGGAACCATACACGGCTTTGATTATTCTAATAACGGCTTTTACATCGTAACAGACAAAACTGTTAAAGAATATGGCACAGACAACACTAATAAAAATACAGCCAAACAAGCGAAGGTTTTTGAACGAATTATAAAAGGTGAACTTGATATCTATAACCATTATATAAATGGCGAGGTGTACGGCTTTACGCTATACGATGAGCAAGGCGAAGTGTCCGACAGTTGTTGGGGGTTTTATGATATTGAAGATATCAGAGAACACTTACCAAAAGAGTGGAAAGACGAAGATTTAACCGACTATATAAACGACTAACAATATGAAAGAAATAATAGCGAACATTGCCTTAATTGACGCAATCAATTACTGCAAGGAAAATAAAATAAATTGTGCGGGAACGCATTTAGTTAAGTATCCTAGACGATTTACCTATGCCTTAGTAAAAGATGATACAGGTCGAGCAGTTTTAACCACGACATTTTATAAAAATAGAGTGCCATTACACTTTATTCATAATTAAAATGAAAAAACCAAAATATTTATGTTGTATATGGTGCGGAAAGGATTTATCAAAAGACAAGCCCCTCGCTCAATACTGCACGAAGAAATGTAAAAAGGAAGCGATTAATAAATAATAATAAAAAAACAATGAAAAAATTTAAAGTAACAATACCAGAATGGAGCTGTGATTTGGAGGCTGATAATAAATTGGAGGTAATGGAAATTGCTAGTGAATTATTAGAAATAGAAAAAGACCTAGATGATTTATTTGGAGCCTTTAAAGTGGGGTTATTAGATAATAAAAAAGAAACAGGACAAGCGAGTATCCTGATTGAACTAAAAGATAGTAATATCGCAGTCAAACACGGAGATGATAAGACTGTTTTGCTTGAGAAAAAGAATGTTGAAATTGGTAGTTGGAATAGGATTTGGAAAACATTAAAAGATTTAAAAACAATTGAATAATATGAACCTAGAAAAAACACTAGAGAAAATGGGGTACAAATTTGAAACCGAAGCCGAGATGTTTAAATTTGTGAAAGACCAGTGGGGTATGATTTGCTCTTTTATCATTGAAGAGAGCGGAGCAGTAACAGGTGCTTTTAAAATTACGAGCGTAGCCCGTGAGGATTTGGAGGGTATAGGATACGACACGAGCAAGGTTGATGACGCTACAATGGAGCATTTAGCGAGCAAAATGGCAGACGCTTATTGCGACAACGGCTTTTGGATTGACTTGCCGATTTTAGCAGACCATTTAGAAATACCTAAACAAAAATAATTATGGACAGAAAACAAATGCTTAATCTCTTAGCAGAACAGGAGATACAGAAAATGAACGATTTATCGGATAGTGCCTTTTTGGACGAGATATGTAGTTGGTTTGATGAAGCAATAGTGATTACACCAACACAACCACGGGGTGTTTTAATGTCCGATTATATGGAGGATTATATGAGGTGGCAAGAAGATAAAAGCGATGAAGAATTAAAAGAGCTTATCAATAATCAAAAATAAAATGACAACAAGAGAAGATATCCAAAATATGTTAAGTGAAATGGAGAATGGGGACGAATATATAGACCGCTTAGAACGAGCAATGGAGTTTTATTGTGGGGCTTACGACAAGTGCGAGGGATACAAGCACGCTATTATGATGACCCTTGATGACCAGTACAACAATCACGAAAGCGAAGCAGACCCCGCCGACTTAGATAAATTATCAGATATTTTAAACGGAGCAATATAATATGACCGACAAACAAATTGAAGCCTTAAAGAAAAGAATTGCCCGCCTTTACGCTAACATAGAAGCCGAGGTGGGGAGTAGCACAATGGATTTTATCCACGAGCTTGTTGAATGTGAGATTAAATTAGAATTAGAGTGTAATAAATAATAAAATGATATCAGAAATACAAAAAGAAGCCAAAAAATTACCTTGCCCTCATTGTGGCGAGGGGGAACTTCACGAAGTAGACGCAATTGATAGTGAAATTGAGGGTGAAATAATGTTGTGGTGCAATAATTGTCTTTTATCAATGGATAGTAGCGGGGGGTATGTATGTTAATTTAATTAAAAAATATGAAAATAAAAAAAGTGTCCGAAGAAGTCAATTACTTTGAAGAAACTCGTAAACACCTTTTTGAGGTCAACGGGAAAAAAGTTGAAGTTATTACATGGGTCAAACAGAATAATGTTGAAAGTGATTATGATAATGATGAAACTGTTGATGAAGATGACGCTAAAGCCTTATCAGAAGTGGAGCTTGAAGCGGTTGGTGAAAATTTAACAGAATTATTAGACCTAAAAGAGGGAGAGGAGTATCCTATTGAGGAATATACTGATTAATAATTTAAAGCTTTTATTGACGCAAGTTATCACTTATCTACAAGTTATCCACAGGTTAATCTAGTTTTTATTTTTTTAGTGTCGGTGCTATAATAAGTACGATTTAATTTCTAGCTAGTCCCTAGATAAAATCGGGGCGGGATTACTCGTCCAACAATTAAAAAATAGTGGTAATCCACTAAAATAGTATGGGATTAGGAACTCATGAAAATGGAAAATTTATTTCCATTGTCGGCGGACGTTTTTGTATCAGAGTACCAGAGGGAAGTGAAGGAGCAGTTAGTCGGGTTAATAAGATAGGAAAAACTGTCTTTGAAAAATACTATGACAATTTCACTGGCCGTTTAGTTAGTATTAAAGTAACAGACGGTAATTATGGTAAGCAGTGGGTATTTGGTTTTCAAGACCAAAATGAGGTTTACAATTTGCAATTAGGATATACTAATTCTTTTGCTAAAAACATCATTAAAATGTTACCGAACGCTGACTTGTCTAAGGATATGAAAGTTACACCAGTTACTAAGGTAGAAGCAGACGGCTCAAAGAAATCTTCTTTGTTTATCAATCAAGACAGTGTTGCTTTGAAACACGCTTTTACGAAAGATAATCCAAATGGTTTGCCATCAATGACGCAAGTAATGGTTAAAGGTTCACTAGTTTGGGACGATACTGACCAGATGATTTTTTTAGAGAAAATGGTAATGGATACTATTGTACCAAAACTTCACGGAGCGATTGCTCAAGCAGGAATTATCACACCAGAAGGCGAACCACTTGAAGAAGATGATGATATAAATCCTGACGACATTCCATTTTAAAGTAAAATAGTGCAATAATAAAATGCAACTCAATCAACAAAAAAATATCAGTAACATAAAGAAGGCAGTTAGGCTTATAGGTTTGTTGCATTACCTATCCTAGCTGTCTTCTTTTTGTTACTGATACTTGAGTTGATAGATTTTTATGATTAAAAAAGCAACACCATTTTTAAATTTCTTTCCAAACCATAAATATAGGTACATTGACCAAACCGGAGCGGGGCGGTTACCAGTATCTTCTAATGATATTAGGAAAGATTTAAACAGGGACGGGTATGAAGCTTACTTCACCGTCAATGGTTTTAATGATTGTAATGATAATAAAAAAGACCAGTGCATTAATTTGAATAGTTTCTTTGTAGATATTGACGGTAGAAAAGATTTAGAGGAATTGGAAGAGATTAAGAAGAAGCTTGACCCTAGTTTTATAATTGAAACCAAGAATGGTTATCACCTTTACTGGCTTTTAGACGAGCCAATTTACCGAGATGAAATTACTAAAGAAGAATGGGAATTGGCCGTGGCTCGGTGGGAGAAGATTGAACAGACTATTGTAACCACCCTAAATGCTGACCCTGCCGTCAAAGACTTAACTCGTATTTTACGCCAGCCGAATACTTTTTACTGGAAAAAATCCGGTGGGGCGTGGATTGAGGGGACAGATAATGTTTTTAAAATCAAGGGGATTTATAAAGAAGAAGCTAACCGCTATACAATGGAACAGGTGGAAGAAGTGTTTCCGATTATAGAGCAAACACTAATCATTTCCAGTGCCGTCAATCCGTCTACCGAGAAAGCTAAGAGGATGTCCGATTTAGAAAAGAAGAATTTTTTTGACCGAGTAAATGAAATATACCCAATAGAAAGCCGTACGAGCTTTCAGAAGCTCATTTCAGGTAAAGTTGGTACTTTGCCTCATTCTAATTGTCGTAATCAAGCCTTACTCATTACAGGCTCTCTAGCGAGGCAGGTAGGATGGACTAAGGATAAGTTCCTAGCCCACATCAATAAAGTAGGCTGGCATGGCATAGAGAAAGAGAGAGGTGGGGCTCAAGAGATAATGAACACAGTGAACAGTGCTTTTTCTGGTGGTTACATTTATTCCTATAAAAATGAAATCATTGTTTACAACATGGATGAGGAGGAACAGTTGAAAATTCAGGACGCTTATACAGGGGTTTTGAAGTCACGCCGAGAAGTCGACAAAGTGCGTTTCTCCAACTACGAACGGGAAATTTTGGCTCAACATCCATATCTGAAAAAGAATGAAATTGGACTTATTTTTGACTACAAAGACGGAGTATATGAAATGATTACCGACCAACAAATATCAGACATTGTTCTTAATGGACTTTACGAAGATATGTTATGGGGATATCGGACAAAAAAGAATGTCTCTGATAAAGTTGCGTGTTTGTTGTCCATTATGCCCGAGTTAGTAATTACTGACGACCGAGGATATATTGCCAATGTCAGGAATGGTTTACTCAATTTAATTTCCGGTAAATTTGAACCTCATAATCCAGACTTTGTTTCTCTTGTCCAATATGATGTCTTTTACGACCCGGATGCCAAATGTCCTATTTGGAAGCAATGTCTGTCAGAATGGACAAGAGGAGAAGAAAGTGAAGATAAGCAAATATTACTCCAGCAATTTGTTGGCTACTGCCTTTCTTCTTCAACAGCTTACCAAAAAGCCTTGTTCCTTGTTGGCGAAGGTGGAGCTGGAAAAAGTACCTTTACAGATACTTTACTTATGATTATGGGAGAAAAAGCTACCTCATCTATCAACCTTGATACTTTATATGGCCAGTACGGGATGAAGGGAATTGTAGGAAAAAGACTCAATGTAGTAGAAGAAGTATCTGGTAACTACTATGAAAGTGATAAATTGAAGAGAATAATTTCTGGAGAAAAGGTAACTATTGATATCAAATATAAAGACCAATTTACTTTCCGACCACAGGTTAAATTTATTTTTTCCGTCAATTCAATTCCAAGAGTTAGTGATACTTCCACTGCTACAGAACGAAGAATGATTGTAGTAGGATTTCTTAATAATTTCAAAGAAAATCCTAATATAGACCTACGAGAGCGAGATGGGCTGATAATTAAGGAAGCTTCTGGAATTTTTAATTGGATGGTGGAAGGAACTAAGATTTTAAGGGAGAAAAAGGGTTTTATAATTACTCAAGAACAGCGAAGAATGTTGAATGAATATCGACAAGAAAATTCCTCTGTTGAAGGTTTTATCGCTGACTGTGTGTTACTTGACCCTGATGAATCAATTGATGTTCCTACTCTTTATTCTGAATATAAGAAATGGAATCAGTCAGATGGCGGGCGAAAGATTAAGGCGAACATTACTTTCACAAAAGAGGTTAAGATGTATGGTTTAAAGAATAACCGATTCATATTGAAACCTAGAGAGAGTGGTCATGATGAAGCAAAATTTATCGGTATTAAATTAAACCCTCTTTGGACGAAACAGAATAATCCAAATAGCGGGTTCGGTAATTTTTAATGATAAAAAAATGTCCTACAAAATAAGACGAGGAAAAAAATATAGTTTATACCCCAACGGAGTTGTCTACGAGGGTTCTAAATATATCACCACGATTTTTGATTCATTTTTGGTTGATATAATGTTAGAAGAGAAAATGACTAAGGATAAATTTGATGAAATTATTAGTGGCGGAGAGGAAATGATAAAAAAAATATATGGTAAAAAATAACCGGCCAAAATGCTACTATTGCAAACTCTACCAGTCTGAAGAACGGTGTATTTATTGTACCAATTGCCGTAAAAAAATGGCTAAAGGAGAAATTAGGTCGAACTTTGGAGAAGAAAAAAGATGTCAGATTTGTGGAAAACAAATTTTAGATGAGAAACCATTATCAAATGTCGTATGTATACAGTGTATTAACGAAATATAATATGAAATATTTAATTTTAATCATTATTGTTTTTCTTTTTGTAATGTATTGTGAGTATTTTTATCCAACAAGAATCACAAATTGTATTGACTATAGTGGGCTTTTTACTGAAGAAGGTCTGCCAATTCCATTAAGAAATGACACCCTTAAATAAAATATGATACCACCTCTTTACAACCATCAAAAGAAAATTATTAAAGAAGACCGCAAAAAATTTGGGTTATTTCTAGGTACGGGGGCGAGCAAGACACGGACGGCGTTGGAAATGGCCGAAGGTAAAGTCCTCGTTATCTGCCCTAAGCAACAACGAGAAGACAAAACTTGGCAGAATGAAAATGAGAAATGGGGAACTAAAAAGAACTTAACCGTCATCAGTAAAGAAGATTTAAGGCGAGATTGGGATATTTTACCGGTTTTTGATACGGTCATTATAGATGAGTGTCACTACAATCTCGGAGTCTTACCGCAATTTGTTCAAAAGAATAAAATTCAACGACCAAAAACTTCACAGATTTTTGAGGCCACGAGACAGTTTCTTTTGAAACATCCACCGACTAGATTCTATCTTCTGTCCGCTACCCCTGTTTCTAAACCAATGAATCTTTGGGCGATTGCTACTCTATTCGGGCAACGCTGGGACTTTATTCAATTTCGAGAAAAGTATTATGTGGAAATTAGAATAGGTGGGACACGAAGAATTTGGATGCCGAAGAAAACTGATGAAATAAAGTCGCAATTAGCCGAAATAGTTCAACGCTTTGGATATACTGGCGGACTTAATGACTTCTTCGATGTTCCCGAACAAACGCATAAAGTAGTAAACATAGAACTTTCTGTGGAGCAAAAAAAGGCAATTGTTGACCTACAATTTGCTGAAGCCGACCCATTAGTCAGACGAGCAAGGCAGAGGACTATTGAGAACGGAGTGCTTTACGATAAAAAGATAGAGCTCATCACCACCCGGACCGAACGAATGGTCAATCATACAACTATTTTCCCCTCCAAAAAAATCGATTACATTTTGGAACGGGCGATAGAGTTTCCGAAATTGCTCATCTATGCGAACTATACCGCCCAGATTAACGAAATTGCGAAAGCCCTTCGAGATGAAGGCTATGCTGTTTCCACTCTAACCGGAGCAACCAAAGACCGGACTTTTATCAAACGGGTGGATGAATCCCCTGACCCCCATATCATTATTGCTCAATGTAGTATCTCATCTGGTTATGAATTACCAAGTTTCCCGTGTGTTATTTATGCTTCAAAATCTTGGCAGTTCCTTCACTATGAACAAAGTTTAGGTAGAGTATTAAGGTCAAACAAATTAAAAAAGAATTTGTATATTCATTTAGTTGTTGATGGAGTAGATAAAAACTGTCACGATTCAATACTTTCAGGACAAGATTTTCAAGAAAGACTTACCCTTAATATATGAAAATATCCCTTATTAAGTTAAAATGAAGATAGTGAGTCCGAAAAGACGTTAAACTATTTGGTCTTTGTCGTTGAATTTCTAAGAAAGGGGGGATGTCATGGCTAGTTATATCTGTAAAATATGCGAATACACTATTACTAGAAGACGCACTAAGTTTGAGAAAATCAAAACTTCTATATGTATGGCTTGTGTCTTGAAATATCCTACACACCCAGAAATAGCTCACCCAAAGAAAGGAGGCCAAAATGGGTCTACTGGAACTACTAGATGAGTTGGAAAAACTAGCCAAACAGTTGCCTACCAATCCATTGTTCGACCACTTCAAGGATGATGTTAGTTTTTACATTGTGAAGTGGAAAAGTGTCCTGACTGGTGGTTACAAGATTGAGTTGGAGAACCACCCCCAAATCTATTTCAGCGAAATGAGCGATGACATGATTCGAACCGAAATGGAAGAAACGGGCGAAATTAGCTAGAAAGGTGGTGATATCTCGGCGAGGGAAATGCGAAAGCCAGCCGTTACCCCAAAAAGGTTTGCCAGCTCCTCAAAAGCTGGCTTTTTGTACTAGAAGTTATCCACAGTTATTTATAGACACCGTTGTCGGTGTCTGATACACTCTAATTAACAAATAATCGGTCGAAATTATTAGCTTAAAATTAACAATTATGGAATTACAAAAAATGTCTATTGTAGAGCTAAAAGCTTTAGCTTACGATAACCTAGCTCAAATAGAGAACTTCCAAAAGAATCTCGGAGCGATTAACCAAGAAATCTCCCGAAGAATAAATGCCCCAATAGAAAATAAAGATGCCGAGAAAAAATAAAACAGAAGCTCATTGGCAGACCGTTTTCAATCAATACTGTCGGGAGAAAAAGATTTACGGGTTTTTTGAATTAAAATTTACCTTAATAAATTCCCTTCCTTTTTCTAAGATTGAAATAGTCCAGTACGATGGCCTTCAGGCCACCGAGAAGAATGGGCTGGTCTGGAAACTTTCCGATGAAATATCACGACCAAAACCTTGTGACAGTTTCTCCATTCCCCCTCTTCCGTCTTATGTGGTTATTATCTTTAAAGATACTTTCTATATGATACGGATTGGTACAATTGTAGACATGAGAGAGTCCGGACTTATCTCGATTACTCGAGACCAAGCCGAAAAGTTAGCCGAGAAGATTATTAAAATAGAAAAATAAAGAATGAATATTGTAATTATAATTCTATCTGTTATCGTAGTTTTTAACATTTTTGAGATTAGTAGTTTGAATCGTGATGTTCGTAGACTGAAAGAAACGAGCAGAGTCAATTGGAAAATCAATTGGGAAAAAAGAAAGGTCGGAAGAGAGAATAAAATTAAAAAAATCCATGAGGCCAAAGAATAAGGAAACATTCGTAAGAATCAATTCAAGGGTTAGGGCTGACCAATTGAAGTTTGTGAAAACTTACGCTAAATCTAGGGGTATTGGCGAAGGAGAAGCCCACCGAATTATATTAGATGAATTTATGTCGAACTTAATATCTAAAAAAACAAAAAAAAATGAATCATAATTTCTATGAAAAATATGCTATTCTTGAAGCAAAAATCGAAGACTTAAAGACCCAGAAGGAGGCTATGAGAGTTTCAATTTTGGAAGTAGTTATGGATTTACCAAATAAAAAATCTGATACACCATTCGGTAAATTCTCGGTTTCTATGTTAAAAAAATGGACATACACCGATAAAGTTTCTGAAGCCGAGGATAAATTCAAAGCCATTAAGGCAAAAGAAGAGAGTACAGGTGAAGCAACATTCACCGAAACTCCTTCCCTAAGATTTATAAGTGTAAAATTATAAAAATGAAAAAAGCAACACCAGTAAAAAATAAGAAAGAGAAAAAAGCAACACCAGTAAAAAATAAGAAAGAGAAAAAAGCAACACCAGTAAGTATGGTTAGCTATTCTATCAAAATGGTCATTCCGACCGGAGCCTATGCCAACATCCAGCCGGAAATTGTCGTCAAAGCCGGAGATATGGAAACAGCTCATGCCTTTATTGCCCCGCACATCAACAAATTGTGGAAGGAATACTACATGGTCAGTGAACGAGTCAGTCAACCAGCTACTAAGCCAGTAGAAAGAGCCCCTGAATCCCAAAAAATGACCGCTACGGCCGTTTCCACTCCTTCACCGGCTAGTTCTGTCGCTTTGAACAAAGCTACACAGGCAATCGCCTCTTGTATGTCCAAAGAAGCATTGGATTTAATCTCTACCCAAGTTGAAAAATCAGTGAAGTTGACTGATGAAGATAAAGTTACTTTGCGAGTTTTGGTCGCCGAGAAAACTAAAGACTTTGATGGAAAATAAATTACTATTACCGAAACCACATCTCTCTTGGTCGCAGATGACCTGCTGGATTTCCAACCCCACTCGTTACCGCAAGGAATACTTTGAAGCCGGAGCGAAACTAGATACCAAATATCTACGCTTCGGTTCCGGTATCCACAAAATGATTGAGGACGGGACTTACCACGAACTGCTTCCGGATTTGGAGGTTTATGATACTCATGAATTTGAAGTCCGGGTTGAAGTGAATGATATCCCAACTCTTTCCTATATTGACTCTTATGATGAGGTCAATAATGTCTTTCGAGATACCAAGACCGGGAAGATTCCATGGACCCAAGCTAAAGTTCAGAAGCATGACCAGTTAGTTTTCTATGCGACCACTCTGAAACAATTAACAGGTAAAATGCCGGAGTATTGTCACCTCGACTGGATTCAAACCAAGGAAGGGGAACGGGAAGAAGAGAGCGGATTGCATAATGACAGACAGATAAATGTGACCGGACTTGTTAAATCTTTTAAGAGAGAGTTTGATATTAGAGAATTAGAACGAATGGAAGATTTAATTGTTAAGACAGCCAACGAAATCAGCGATGCATACAAGTCATTCCTTGCAGAGATATAACCCCCCCAATAATTAAAAAACATATGAAATACAAAATAATTGAACTACCAGAAATGGTCGGAAAAACACTAGAAGAAGTTAAGACTTTTGTGGAAAAAGAATATTCGGGGAAACTAGCCAAAGAAGAAGATAGGGAGGACTTTATTAAAGGTAATCCAATTTCACCTTCTATGACTTGGTATTTTTTCTTCGGTTCTCTCTTCCGTAACTCCGATGGCTACTGGAGTGTGCCGTTTGCGTTCTGGGGCGGGTCGTACTGGTACCGCTATGCGTATTGGCTTGGCTTTTACTGGAATGCCTTCTCTCGTGTTGTTCTCCTCGAGGATTCTGAAAAACCATTAGTCGTGAATAAATTCTGTAAAAAATGTGGCAGTAGATTGGGAGATGTGGAATGTAATTATTACAATGAATATACTGGTGAGAAAGTCCACGATTTAGTTTGTTCTAATGAAAAATGTGAAAGAAATTGCGATTTTTTTGGACACAGTTATAAAAATTGTAGTTGGTTTGGATATAGTGCCAAATGTCAGAAATGCGGTTATACACCAAGGGATTTTTAATTGGTATCACGTTAAAAAGATTACTAGCCTTAAATAAATTGAAGTATGGACAGCGAAAAAATAAAAATATGTATAGAACACGGTCTTCCAAACTGTTGCGAGAAGTTTCCCCACACTCACCCCCAGATTGAAGAGATAGCAGAAAAATTATACGAACAAACTATGGCGGGTATTCAGTATGGAGACGGAAGAGACTTACTAGAGTGGAAAGAGTTAGTAAAAAATGGGTTTGTTGCTTACGCTAAAGATGCCCTCCAACAAGCCACCCAGCGTGCTTATGAGCAGGGGAGAGAAGCGACATTGGCGGAGGTGAAAAAGGTGTGTGATAAAATGAAAGCCGAAATAAAAACTCCTGACGGCTATGCGAGCACTTATTACAATATAAAAAGTAGTTGTGATTATAATAAATTATTAGATGAAATTGCCCTCGCTCTTTTATCCACGATAGAAAAATAAAATGTTCAATATACAACTTTATGGAAAACAAAAATTACTTCTCGCTTTCGAGTACGGGGTCATCCTATCTGATGTCGCTAAGGATAGGAAGATTCCTTTGACTAATGAAATGGTTACAAGGTGTGAAGAAATCATTGAAAAAGAGTTCACGGCAAAGAGTTCAAATCGTGTTGCACTCGACATGGTTCCGAATATCCTTGCCTCATTGGAAATCAAAGAGTAAAATATGATTGTATTACTGTGGATATCGAGAAGGTGTTCTTGAAAAACATATTTTTTGGGAATGGCCGATACGACTCCTTGGTTTTACCACAATAAAAAACACCTACGCTAAACGGAAACAACAATTTTGTTCATTCCAAATAGTAGGTGTTTTTTAGTTGTCAAAAGGATTTCCTACACTAGCCTTCTTTTTTGGAGCTAATTTTTTCTCATAATAAGCTTGAGCTTCTGGTGTTCCAGACTTACCAAATAATGAAGCTCGGACCATATTTTCTCCAGTTGGATTAATACGGTATTGCCAATCTCCACTAATATTGGTAGATTTTCCTTTATTTACAGCTGACACTCCTTGAATAGTTTTTTTTAATTGACCGCCACCAAAGGGAGGCAAAATTTTAAATAAGGGGTCAGATAAGGCTTTAGTTGAAAGTAACCCACCACCATATCGGGTCGGGTCCTCTCGGCCGAAAAGTTGCTTGCGAGTAGGAACTATTACTCCCATTACCGAAGTCCCATATTCCGGATACATGGAAGCAAGAGTCTGGCCGAACGGAACATTTGATAAAACTTCTCCAGCTACCCGGCCACCAGTTTTTACCGTCCCTTTCGCACTTGGGTCGTTCTTCAGAATATCAATCCCATCTAAAGTCATTTGGATTGGGTCTAATGCCAAACGGTTTCCCGTCATTTGTTCAGTTGTACTGTTAAATAAATATAAAGAAATAAACAAAGTTGCAAACTGTCCGAATTTTTTCATTATACTTTTATCAGACTTAGCTAAATCCTCCATTACCCACCAAAGATTTGTCAGTTCTAATTGGAATGGAGCAACAATCTGAAATACTTTTGAGTTTTGTAATAGAGGTTTTTCACCAATACCTCGCCCCGCAACCAACAGTTTTGTAGCATCGTCTGCATACTTAATAGGGTTTACTGCTCCCTCTTGAATAGCTTTTTCATATTGTCCATTCCAAATAAATTTAGTACCGACTTCATCTAAGACTGTAACTATCCAAGTCCCCATTTTTTTAGTATTGTTAAGCATCCCTTTATCAAATTCTTGGAATCCTTTAAAATACCTTTCTTTCAGGAAATTAGATTTTTTCATTGCGGTATTTTCTGTAAAATTTTGTCCGAGAGTTTTTGCTAGACCCTTACTAGAGTTTCTAATTCCAGCTGAAGCCAACCCTTGTGGAATGTTATAAATCTGGGCGATAGAAGAAGCCACATTAAAGAGAATTGTGTTGGCCTTTACTCGCTTATTTAACCAGTCAACTGCTTGAAGAGTTGTACGGCCACCCGGAACAGATTCATTGACAATACGGTCCCATTCGGCTGATTTACCAGCTAACTCGTTGGCGTACATCCGTAGGTTATAGATGTAGTTATTTAAATTCTTACTCTTAGTAGTCCCACGGGCCAAAACATCAGCCAATTCTCGGAATTTTCCGATATGTGGGTCTATATTGACGGCCTTTGACCAGCTTGGTAAGTAATTTAAATAACCGCCAATAGCATCATCGGTTGTTTTAGTCCCCGTTCTTTTTTGTTTAAAAGAAGCCCATGCTGATTTTGGTTGAGTGGTTTCCGAAATACCAGATAACATCGGGTCAATATGGATAGGATTTTCTAAAATGTTTTGTAGACGAGAAAAATCAGAAGTAAGTTCTTGATAATGTCGAAAATAATCAGCTCGTTTAGGAGTCCATTTGTATGGGCTGTTCGGATAGATTTGTTGTTCAACAGCATTAAGAGCATCTAAATGTTTATCATAAGACTGACGGAACCATTGTTCCGCTTCAACAATCTGCCCGGATTTTTCCCGACCAAATTTTTGCACCAATTCTGGTAATGTAATTTTTCCTTCACCTAATTGTTGAATAGCAGCACTTTCCTTACTTCCACGGCTGAATCCAAACCTCTCAATAATATTTGTTTTTAAATTTCCAAGTTCACGATTAAGAGTATCTATATTAGCACCTTTAGATTGGTTGAATGGCTCTAGCACTGTCTGGTCAATCATTTTAAAATCTTCCGGACCAAAAACTTGGGCTGTATTACGAGTAATATCCCGTAATTGTTTTTTAGTATTTCCAATATCTTTATATTGAGAAACTCGTTCTCCTAAATTCATTTTAGTTACTACATCACGAATTTCTTGAGCTTGGATAGGAAATTCTTCTGGTAGAGGAGCAGTTTCCAAAGCTTCTTTTTCTGCTTGTATTCTTCGAGATTCCAAAATCTGTTGCTGTATAGGTCTTTTTTGACCTTCTGTAGTCGATTTTAAGACCGATGAAATTTCAGGCGTGACTGATGGTTCAGCTTTTTGAAAGATGGAAGACTTTTTTTGAATTTCAAATTTTATTTTATTAATAGCTTCGTCAACTTGTACTGGATTGGTTAAATCCTTGAAAATTGTGGCAAATTTTTGAGCAACATCATCCGCTAATTCTGGTATTTCTGTTTTTAGTAATTTAAAGATAACACCAACATCTATTGATTTAGCGACCTTGTTAGCAACTCCAGTCATTAGTGTTTTTGCAGGAGCGGTACCAGCAAAACCGGGAGCAAATTCAAGTGCAAACTTCTTAGATAATTCTTGGTTCTCCTGTGGGGTTGTAGTCTTTAAAATATCTGATGTTGTTTTACCAGTTTGTGAACCGATAGTTGCAATGGGATTACCTTGAATATCCAGTCTATTACTAGGTAATTGAGAGGCTCTAATATCAGCAATTAACTGCCTATCTTTTTCAGCTGGAGACTTTAGACCAGTTACTCTTTTAAGATATTCTTGTGATGGTGTAGATTGTTCATAAAAAATCTGATTGGTGGCATTCGCCACATTATCAACAGCCCCCTTTACTGTTTTGACAGCTGAAGAAATAATGTCAAAGGGATTCTTTTTTTTAATGATATCGAATGGGTTCATTTTTTGTTTTTTAATTCATCCAATTCGTGAAGATATTGTACCAGTGTTTTTGTTTTTCAGCAGGTGTGATGTTTGGAATCTTAGCAATAAAGAATTGTTTTACAGTAGCCGGTAGAGTTTCACTTCCCGTAATCAACTCCACCACCTCATCAGAAGTTTTTGTACCGGAAGCAATTTCATTCAAAAGATTCTCAAAGACTTTATACTTTGGAACATTTTTATTAGTATTTTCATCTAGCGACATTGGAGGATTGATATAGAAGTTTTTTACATCATCATCCAGATTTTCAAAATCATCAAAACTCATTCCGGCATTAGACGCTCCGTTCGCCGATTGAGTTTCAGTAAATCTATCATTGCTACCAGTCTTTTTTGAACCAGTTGTAGAGTTCCACTGACGGATATTTTCATTAGTATTAAATACCGCCATTTCTTTCATAACTTTTATTTTTGATTCTTCGGTCTTAGCTTTAGCTAGTTCTTCATCTAATTTTTCTTTCTGTTTTATCCGGGTAAAAACATCATTGATAGCCGGGTCATAAATTCCAGCATAAGCCTTCTCAATCGTGGCTAACTGCTCTGGACTATAAGCAATTCCGGAATCTTTACCAATTTTGAATGGGTCGGTCGTTCCAGTAGCAATATCATTACGAGCGTTATTCAAATCTCTAGCAGTATTAGTTAGATTCTCTACTGATTGGTCAGGTTTAGTCATAGCATCCCCAGCATATTTAGTCACATCACCAGTTCCCTTACTTACGGGAATCCGACTGGCAACATAATTACCATACTCTTCTGGTGTTGCAAAGTATTGCCCGGTTTCAGGGTTGATATATTTTGAACGAACAGGCTTAGGTACTGGGGCAGTTGATGTTGGAATAGGTGTGGTAATGGAAGAACCTCTCATTGTTCGAGGAGTAAAAATTCTAGGAGCAGGAGTGGTAGTAATTGGTGGATTTTCTGTTATTCCACCAAGAGGTGAAAATAAACCACCCCCATTTGGTAAACTCCTCATTGAATCTAAAAAGGTGGCTGGGATATTTCCTTTAAATAAATCTGATATTTTTTGAGCCATATTAAAATTGATTAGCGTAGCTGGTTGATAAAAGTTTATTACCTCGATTAGCTAAAAGACCTGCAGCTCGTTTAGCAGCAGCCGTTTTCTTTTCAGCCAGTTTTGTTCCTTGGAAGTCGTAAGAACCCGGATTATAAATACTGGAAAGGCCACTGGAAGTTACTCCACCAGTTGCTACTTTTGGATTGTAAACATTGTTCCCGAGTTTGTAATAATCTGATAATCCACCTATTGCATCATTGCCATATTTATATTGTAAATCTCTAGCCGTGTTTCCGATATCAGCAGAGACCCCTGCTCGTTTAGCAGCAAGGTCTCGTTCATATTTAGTTTTTAAATCATTTTCTTTTTGAACCCGACTACCAGAAAATAGTACTCCACTATTAGCAGCAGTCTGGTCAGCTGTTGCTTTATCGGCCTGAAAATTTTCTCCAGAATTAATTAAATAATCTTGAAAAGTTCGTTGTTTTTCTTTAAGAGCTGCTTCAGCATCAGCTTCATCTTTTTCTTCTTGGGCTTTATAGAAAGCTTGAAGGTCATTTTCTGATTGAGCTAAAGCATCTTGTTGTTCTTGAGTACTGAATGGTTGTCCAAATTGATTTCTTATTCCACTCAAGTCCCCTGTCTCGGCAGCATGTTCAATATCAGCCACAGAATTTCCTTGAGCAGTATATTGTTTTATTAAAGGATTATTTGCCACTCCACTTTCATATTCTTCGTCAGTGAGAGGCTGGTTGGGGTCAGATTTACCCGTTCCTGATATTCCAGAAGCGGCGGTAATAGACCTCGGTCCCCAGTACCCGGCCCCCGAAGTGTTGTCCACTCCATTGGCTGACTGCCACGCTTTCACCGCTGCAGTCGTTTGTGGTCCATAAGTTCCCGGGCCGGTAGCCACTTGTTGAGGAGTCATAAATCCTTGACTAACTAAAAAGTCTTGAAGTTTTTTGACTTCTGGACCAGACTGTCCGGGTTGGAGATTGGTGTTCGGATACATATTGATTTAATTATATGATTAAAAATTTATGAAGACAATGGCTTGTTCATATTTAAAAATTTTTCATTGGCAATAAACTCTGTTTTTGATTTAGAATCGAATCTTGAAGTTTCATGACCTTTTCGTTTACCCCACACTTGGTATCCATTACCCTCACATTTAATCATGTGATAGGGAGCGACTGTTACCTCAACAAACATCGGGTCAAGAACCTTATCTTCCCCGCAGAAATCCATAAACCATACTTCTGGAGATTCTACACAGAATAAAGCTTTATAACCTTGAGAAGTTGGTACAATAGCTGTTTTACTATTACCATTAATCCGAAAAGCCGACCCTGCCCCCATATCAAAAGTGTGGCCAGAAGCATCTACAATATTGTAAGTATAAACAGAAGTCCAACATTTAGAAGATGAACCACAATAATAGGTATCATTAGCAGCAGGAGTAATTGAACGAACAGAAATAATTGCTCCACTAAAAGAAGCATCAGAGTTATCATCAATAAAGAGACCTGCTCCATTATAAATCAAACTGGCCCCAGCAGAAGTTCCATACTGTAATATCAATTGAGCTCCAGTATCACCATCATTTGTTTCTGCAAGCATTCCGCCACCACCAGCAAAAGTATAAGGATAAATTCTGGCATACAAAGTTCCGCTATTCATAAAACGAATATCATCATTTGTTCCATCCAATATTGTTCTAATTCCTGAACTTGAAGTTTGAACAGTTTTTCCAGTAATTGTTGTACCTGTTATATTTTCCGCAGCTACGCTTCCAGCAGTAATTGAAAGGGCATTAACAAATCCAGTTGTAACAGTATTTCCAATAATAGTAGTAACTCCAGAAGAGTCTTGAGCTGTTCCCAACCCAACATTTGTACCGACAATCAATTGACCGGTTACAATTTTAGAAGCATTAATTGAATTAGCAAGAATATTATCACCGACAATTTGAGTCGCTTCCGATAGATTAAAAGTAGCATTTCCAGAAGAAGCATTTTGAGCAACGGCAATCAATACCTTTCCAACTCCCACTGCATTAGCTGATGTGGTTGTTACCTGATAGACAGTTTCGGAGACATTCAAATCTAAATAAATATAAGTCTTAGCCGCCATTGTCCCAGTATTTCCAGCAGAAATTGAATATACATCTCCACCAGCCGAGGTAAAAGTTCCGGTCCCCCAAGCCACCACCGTTGCACTAGATGATGAAAAAACACAAGTTTGACCCCAACCCCAATTTGAAACATCAAGGGTAGTCTGGGGAATAGTTCCCGGTTCTAATTGACCTCCATTGATAAAAACATTACTAGTATTGATATCTTGAGCTGCTCCCCCAGCTGCCACACTGGGGGCGGAAGGAGTCGAAGAATCAGCTGACACAAAAGCCGAGTCTTGAGTTTCAGAACTCTGACTGGAGTCTCGATATAAAAATCTGTTCAAAAATAATTCCGATAATTTCATTTTAGTTCTGGTCCAGACCCTTGCTCTGAACAGTTAGAAGTTCAATTCCCTTAAAAATAATAGCCGGTCCACTGGAATTACCTCTTAGTCTGAAAGTAACCTCGTTAAAATCTTCTGTCTGAACATTCGGAAAAAGAGAAACTAAGTTTTCTCCCAGTGTCCCCAAATCTTCCCATTGGTTTGCTGTTGACCCATTACCTTGATATTGGACCTCTGCTCCACCGGCATTGTCAGCGATAATGCCAAACCCCGTGATATTTTTAGATAAACAAGACAACTCCGTAAAGGACCTTTCTCGGTCAATCATTTCGTAATAGATTTTATCTCCAAAATCAGTGTAGCCGGAATCCAATTTACCGACTCGTCCATCAGAAAAACCAACCACTTGTTCAATCGTTGTCCCATCATCGAAGCGGATTAAGGCCGTGATGTTTTTATCAGAGAAATCGTAAATCGTCCATACTTGAGTTGAAATAGAATACCTCATTTGACAGTTGGCATAGGTAACACCATCAACCGTAATTGAGCCAACAGACCATTTCACTGCATCGTAGCCGTCATAAATACCCACGATGTTCTCGTAGGATGAACGAGGAATCGCTTTTACAAAATCAATTACTCGGCGGGAAATTTCAGTTGGTTGCCCATCATAATTAAATTTATAGAAGCCAGAAGAGTGGTGGAAGTAAATTCCGTCTTTCGCTTGAACAATTGATTCCTGTGAATAAGTTCCAACATTGTAAGCTGGGTATGGGTCAACATTAGAAGAACTATAAATTCTATAAATATGATTTTGCTTAAACAACAGAAGGGCTCGGGGGACTCGGAATAGTCCAGTAATTGATTCACCGTCCTGTGGAGAAAACTTAGTTATAAAGTTTGTGGTCAATGTAAAAGTTAATGGAGAAACATAAGTTGTTCCATCCACAGATTGAACTATGTCAGTATAGTAAAGAATATCTTTAGCAGCATCAGCTACCCAAACTCGACCATCAAAACCAGCTACAATAAAATCACCTTTAGGAAAGGTAGCTGGGACATCAGTTGTATCAAAAGTTCCTCCATTGGAAGTTTTAGGCACGTCACCAGCATTGCCGTTTACCATCCAAGTTCTATTTAAAAACTGACTAAAACGAGCTTTTCCTGTGCCAGTTAAACTTGTCCGAACTGAAGCCCAATTGCCAGTTGATGAATTTAAAGCCTGAATTGTGGTGCCAACTCGAACAAAAAGATATTTTGTGGAACTAGCTTGAGAGTTTAAAGTGCCAAAAGAACCAACACTACCAGCTAAAGTGGTTGCATAAGTCGCTACACCGGGACGAGTAGTTATTGAACCAATGCGGTCAAAGTTCATATTGATAGCCAGTTGGACAGAATTTTCTGGACAAACATTATCGTCTAATTGAGCCGAACGAATGACTCCTTCGGTTGGATATGGCACCTTGAAATTCTTAATTGTTTCAGACATTTTATTTTTATTAGTGTTCCTATCCCCTCACACCTTCGTTGACCGGAAAGATGAGAGGGAGAGAAAAACTAACTATCTAACAACCAATACACTAATAATCGTATCATTAGATGGGTCACCCGAGAATGTCACATCAACAGAAGCATTATTAGTAAGGGCAGACGCAACTGAAACATTATTTGAACCGTTATTTACTAATTGAACAAATACTTTATCAGTATTTAATACATTAGCAAAAGTACCAGCTGAAAAATTTTCAGTTGCAGCACCACCAGATGTGGTTTGAAGTAATTTTACAATTACTGAATCAGGACCAGTATAACCAGTTGGACCAGTCACCGTTGAATCAGCTCCTGAAGGACCAGTATATCCTGTAGGACCAGTATACCCTGTAGGACCAGTATAACCAGTTGCTCCAGTAGATGAAGCGGCACCATCAGGACCAGTATAACCAGTTGGACCAATAGGGCCAGTGTAACCAGTCACCGTTGAATCAGCTCCTGAAGGACCGGTATAGCCAGTAGGGCCGGTATAGCCTGTTGGACCCAAGCCTGTGTAGCCAGTGTAGCCGGTTTCGCCTTGAGGACCAACTGGACCAGTGTAGCCGGTGTAGCCAGTAGGACCAACCCCGGTATAACCAGTGTAGCCGGTGACTCCTGCGGGACCAGTGTAGCCGGTTGGACCAGTCGCTCCAGTAGCACTTGTAGCACCAACAGGACCAGTGTAGCCAGTCGGACCAGTGTAGCCGGTAGCTCCGGTACCCGTATAGCCAGTATAGCCCGTGTAGCCGGTAGCTCCGGTGTATCCGGTTGGTCCGGTGTAGCCAGTTGCTCCAGCAGCACCTGACCCAATCGCTGACCAAGAAGGACTTGCAACTGTTCCGGTCATTTGATAAACAGCAGAGCCATTAAGGTCCTGCAATAAACATTCCAAAGAGAAAAGGTCAGCGTAAGTCGCACCGGCTGGTGGAGTTCCGATAACAGTTCCAAGGGTAATCAACGGCACAGAGCCATTACTTTTTGGCTGTTCCTGTTGTTGAATATCAACTGTTGGAATTAAAGGATTTGAATAAGCCATTTTATTTTTTAAGATTAACTTGTAATGATTATGGTTTCTTGGCCGGTGTACAAATTATTGAACAGGGCTTTCACCAAATCTTCGAACTTATTTAAGTCTGGGTCATCGCTTCCTAATGAAATATCTTTACGATATTTAATGGCATAGCGAAGATAAAACTTATATATTTCTCTATAATTCTCTGGGAGTAATTGATAGAGGTCAACAACGGCATCAATCTTTTTGTAATAATCAATATAGAGGTTGTTCCCCTGCATTGAATCAGGAATTATTCGGTCAAAAACCAATTTATTTTCATTCACCGTGTAGTAGATAGGCTGCGAAATTGACGGTCTCGACCAGACCCGAGTCCCCGAGGGGATTGACCTTGTAATTCCAGTTACTCCAAGCAACTGATTCGTTGTTAAATCTATGCTGGTGTAGGCAATCTGCATTATCGTTTGGTCGTAATCAGAGGTTGCGACATAGGCCACACCAGAGGCCGTGTCTGGAAAATCTCCCACACTATCTAAGGTAATCGAAACATCTCCAATCCCAGCCGTAGCTTGATTGATTCCCCCCATCACCGAGAAGGCGACTTGATTCCAAGTCCTCTTGTCTACATAGCGGAGATTGTACGGGGTGAGAATGTTATTAAGCATAAACCGAGCAGCCAATACAGACCGGTCAGTTTCGTTGTATTCAATATCCTCTGGTAAGTCTACAGAATTTGTTCCAGCTAGAACCTTAATCGGATATTCAAATTGCTGTTGCCAAGCGTGACGAATCCCGGACAACTTGGCAGCAGTATACTTTCGGGCATCATCAATTGCCGACAAACAGAACTCGGCAGTAATTTTTGTATCATTCTCCGAAACACCCATCGCTTTTAAGACCGGAAAAATTATATTCGCTACGGAATTTTCTGGGTAAGAAGTGACACTAATCGGGTCCGAATAATCGGAGAGCAGTCCGGTAATGGAATTTTTCCATTGGACTTTATAGTAAGAAGTTACCGTCCCAGTGGAATCATAAACAACCGTATTTTGCTGAGTGGTAAAGAATGTTTGAGTGGCCAAAACAGCATAAACACCATCAATGGTCGCACTTTTAGAAATGACAATTTGGTCGTACTTTATCTCGTTCACGATATCTCCACGATTGTGAGCCATAGTGGTGGCCAAGGTTACAAACGAGGTATTTGTATGTGAAGAGGAAGTGACGATTTCCGAGTTCTCCGCCCCAATTGAAGAAAGTAAAAGAAGGATAGAACCCGCCGTGAAATCAATGGCATTATCCACCGGAACGGCAAGAACCCCCGCAGCAATGTTGCTACTCATGTAAGTAGAAACTTTTATATCCAACTGATTTGGAATTTCAATCGTGTTTCCGATGTTGTGTTTAACTTTTATTTGTGGATAATATGACATATTTTTACTGGTTATACTTTAATTCTATACCATCTTGTGCTGAAATCAATTACCCTTCGTTGTTGGAACTAACAACTATGCCATTTTTACCTAAAACAGCAATCAAAATTTTAAGAATCGCTCCTACCCCCACCAAAATAAGACCTAATTGAACATCTGTTCCAATTTGAACTAACCCAGCCCCGAGGATTAAACTTCCACTTTCATTGAGCGTTAGAGTTGTATTGTTATTCATATATTTATCTTAGAATTAAATCAGTTCCAATCCCAAAAGTATTTAAGAGCATTAGAACAGCCGTTAAAATGAACAAAACTTTTATAAGTGTTGAGAATGGTGCTGGTAATGGAATAAGTGAAAATACCCAATACATCAAACCAAGGATAACGATACTAACCATTAGTGAAATCATCATATTTTTATTTAATTACTAATTACGGATAAAGTTCTAATAATTTAGCTTTTGTTATCGACCCGAAATTTCCAAGTGTAGGTGTTATTCCGTATTTTTTCTGAAACTCCACACAAGCTTTTCTTGTAATTGGACCCCAATTTTCTATCTCGGGTACATTAACAGGAAAGAAATTTTCATACTTGAAACACTTTTGAGCAGAGATAATCGAACCATCAAAATGTGGCTTTTCAGGAACTACATCTAATTCTACATAAGACTTAAAATTCATTATATAATTTGGTTTCCAGTTTGACCGATTAAGAAGGAAGGATTCTGAAACTAATCGTTGAGGAAATCCATCTTCACAGGCCGAGTCTTCAATCACTAAACACTTATTACCTTCCTCGTCTAAAGTGTAATCAACGGCACAGACTCGATGTCCCCAAATCCATTGGTCTGGAGGTAGAAGTTCTTTAACCTTTTGATTATAAAACCATTCACCTTTTCCGAAACGAATAGTAATTCCCACCCCTTTTCCGGTATTTTCAATAGTGGAAGCAATCACATCAATATCATTATCCATCGTGATTCTCTTGGCTCCAAAAACTTTAGCCATATCATTAAAGTATTTTTTCGTTGGAACGGACATCATTTGAACGTCAGTCAAAGATTGAGATGGTGATAGAGATTCTAAAATCCCACCGTAATTTGTGGCTTTAACTAAATCATCAAAAGTTGAACCACTAATCCCGGGATTAGTCCTTAATTGATACCCCGGATTAGCCGAGAAACATACAAATTCATCATACTTACTTTGAGCAATAATACCTCTTTCTTTCTCCAAAGACTGCATCACGCAAGAGCCCGAACCATTCTGTTTGCGAACCGGAAATGACCGGTAATTATTTTTCTTTATCCAAGAGATTGGACCAACTGTAGCTACTACCTCTTTTTGGTCATAGCGTTTAGCTTTCTCTTCTTCTGATACATCATCTGGTAAAGCCCCAGATTGAAAATTTAGTTCTTCATTCATAATTCTAGTAATTTTTTAGCTAATAATGACCGGTCTTCCTCGACATGAGACCAACCTAATTTATAAGTTTCGTCATACTCCACACCTTTCGTAAAATGATAATGATTTACAATTGCCTTTTCTGCACGAACAAAAATACCTAATTTATCCATTTTAGCGGCGAGTAAATTATCTACCCCGGCGTGCCAGAAGTCAGTGTCAAAGACTTCTCCAATCTTCTCAATAACATCCTTTCGAATCATAAAATGTTCATTCCGATTACCACCATCGGGTAATAATTCACCAGTATTAAAAGAAACAAAACCTTGTTCTCCAACTTTCAATGCTTCGTTAATAAAATCAGGAGTGAATTCAGTGTCATTGGAAGCAAACACTATCCAATCACCGGTAGATTCTTCTACCCCTTGCTTGAGAAGTTTGGGAACACCAATTCGATTTTCAAAACTGTCTTGTTTAACAATGACTTCGATTTGACTCTTAGGGTAATGAAGATTAGCGATAGAATCAAGACAGCGTTGCAATCCTTCGGGCCGCCCAAGGGTGGGAATAATGAAGGAAAGGCTAGGGTATTCTATTTTTATTTCATTTGATTTTTCCATATTGGTTTTATAAATTTATTTGCGATTTTTTTCATTATCTCTGGACTAAATATCTCTCCTTTTACCCTGTTACAAGTTAGACATGCTAGACAGATATTTTCTCGCGTATATCCATTATTATTATCTTTTCTGTCTATACTAAACCTTAATTTGCCTCTAAAGTTCTTTACTAAGTTTAACCTTTCTTCGGGGATACCACAATAATAACATTTTTTTTCTTCACTTTTATACCAATTGATAAACTCATCTTGCCCTATTATTGTTTTATATTTTTTATCTTTTGTTCTCTTAACCAAGACTTTATATATACCTTTTGGTGTTTTGTGATATTTATTCATTTTTGCCCTCTGTTGTTGGGCAAACAATTCTGGGTTGGCTTTCTTTCTCCTATTTGATGATTCTAATGACTGTCTATTATATCTCTCCTTATTTTTTAAATAATCTCGATGTTTAGACTCTTTAACCTTATCTGGGTTAGCCAATCTCCATTTTTTATCATTTTCTCTAACCTTATCTTTGTTTTTAATCCTCCATTCCACATTATATTTATGATATTTTTGCATTCCTAGAGTATATCATAGAAAAAACTTTAGGACAATGATACTTTTCTAATAACCCCACCAAAACTCCAACCATCAACAATAATTTCAATTTTATCAATAATTAAACCACTGGTCTTTTGAACAGCAGACCTAAATTCTACTGGAGTAAAAGCTTGAAAATGAACCCCATGACTTAAAATTGGGTCTAGAGTGTTAATAACTTCATCATTAGGAAGTATAAAAATAATCTTACCATCTGATTTTAGAATTCTAGTCCATTCATTTAAGGTTTTTTGTGTATCAGCTAGATGCTCTAATGAATGTCGAGAAATTATAATATCAACAGTTTCATCTTTAACGGTTGGTAAAAAGTCAGCACTAGCAACAATGTCTGAACCTTCAAGAATATCTACTCCTATTGCAGATTCCAATGTTTTATGTTTACCACAACCTATATCGTAAATAACCTTTCCTGATGGGTCACCTATCTCATTTAAAACATATAGTTTCTCGGGATGATTTTCTTGTGGTAAAGCAAACATTTTATTTACCAATTCCATATCCAAGTACCGAGCCAGCCTTCGGGCTTTATCGGTGTCCAAGGTCTCGGTTCCGTCCAAAACTTTGTACCAAATTCGGTCACAAACCTGAACTGGTCCGAGTAAAATATCTACCGCCATTCGGACGGCTTTGGCATCATGATAATCATGTCCACAAAGAATCTTCTTTGTTTTAGGAAGCCAAGCAACAATATCTTCCGTAATCTCCTGAATCCTGTGGCCTCCATCAATAAAGACCACATCAAGGATTTTCTCCTCAAATTCTTTAACCGCTTCCAGACTACTCATCTTTCGGACATTGAGGTTTTCAAAGTGCCCGACATTCTGCATAAACGCTTCGTAAGTATCTAAATTCCCGGTTTCAATCGGGTCGGAACTACCAACAAAGTGGTCCACAGCATAGACCTTTTTACATCCACCCGAAAGAATAGCGTGGGTACTCTTACCTTTATAACTGCCAATCTCTAAGAATGAATCAACAGTCTTCGAAGTTTGATACAGCCACTCCATTTCCGCTGGGGTCATCATCCCTTCAATCCCCGGGTCAATATAGTGGTCTTCAAAATAAAGTTTTTTTAAATCTTCCATTTCCGCTTGTTCAGTACGAGTCTTACCAACAAAAATCGGGTCAAAAGAACTTCCGGAATCAATACAGGTGATGTTCGGATTTTGTTTCAGAGTTTGAGCAATCAGCACTTTCGCTGGCATACCACAACTAAAAATATAAATTTCATTGTCTTCAGGACGCAAATCCATACCCTGAATATAGTCAAAGGCGTTGACCAGTGGAACTTCCACAAAGGTAGCGTCTAACAATTCAGCTACTCCAATCAATCTTTCTGGTCCAATAAAGAATTTCTTTCGGCTGGAGTCCCTGATTGTTTTATAGAACTCACTCAACTTGACCAAATCATTATCAGTTCGATGAAGCAGGATATTATAATTTTTCTGGTCGGAAAATTCTACAATATCAGCCTTATCTTTCAGAAACTCAAACGATTCTTTTAAACTTTCACCCAGTTCAGGAGAATAATCATGGCCGTCACAGTTCGCTCCAACCTCTCCATTCATACAGTCTAATTCTCCATCACCTCGTTTAACAAAAGTGAAATTGATATTGTTTTTTATATTTTCAGTGTAGATATCTAGTTTAGTCGGGATATTATAAAATTTGCCATCAGCAATATACTTAGGATTCTTAGGATTAAAAGCCATCGCTTTTTCCCAATGCTCTTTACTTTTTTCTTTATTGCCAATCCACCAGTAAGACACATAAAGAAAAGCATGTGGTATATCTTCATAGTATGGTTGATGATTTGAATAGAAAGGAAGCTGACTGACTGCCAAAGCTGCTTCACAATACACGATAGCTTGCTGGTGCATATTCCGGTGGAAATAGTATTCCGCTTCTCTCATCAATGGTTCACGGCGAGCTTCTTTCTCAACTGACTTAGCATACCATCTATGCATTTCATCATAATTTCCGAGATGGCTGTAACAATCACCAATATACATCATAGACTGGGCTGCCTCGGTCCCCCAACGCCCCATCGAGATATGATTCTCAAATTCTTTAATAGCTGACCGGTAACGACCTAGATACATCATCTCACGGGCAAAATAGTGGCTATTTCGGTCGTTGTCAGGGTTTTTGAAGCAATCTATGGCTAGCCCCCTCAAATAGCCGCTACGGTTCGTCTGGGGGTTCTGGTAGTGTTCTAGTTTTATGATATTTGGTGGTAAATATTTCATAATTTTATCAAAAATTTATCCTCACTTTTATCTAAAATACCGTGACAGCTAGAACACAACATCACCCAGTTTTTTCTATCTCTATCGTAAGTACCTAAGTTCGCCCATTCAAATCTTAATGGTTTTTTCATCAAAATACCCCGCTTATTTTTTCTAGGATAAAAACATTTTTTGTTTTCACATTTAGTTGGTTTACCAAATTCTCGGTACAACCAACTATGCAAAGCTTGGTATCCGACCTTATCTCCTTTCCACATTTCGTTTATTTCACCTATAAATTTCTTACCATAAAAATAATTCTTTTCACCAGAAAACTGCCCTTTCTTAATCCATGTCTTTCCGGTGTTTGAAACCTTGTGACCCTTTTTGAAACTACCAGCGTGAATTTTACCTTTATGAGCATCACTCATTTTTTTACGATAAACTGGGTCACTCCACAACTTTTTAGTTTTTTCTCCCATTGACATAATTCTATTTCGGTTGCAATACCTCATGGATAATCCCGACCCAGTGATATTTATTTATATCGTAAAACTTGCTATGACGAAATTTAATAACTGGATTACCTAAGTCATCATGACTAAATACAAAATCGTACTCTAACAAATCAGTATCTGGTTCCGCTAAGACTTTTTCAACTTCATCTAAGTTTAACATGGTTAAAACTTCATCGCAATCAGGTGTAAACGCAAATTGAGTTTTACAAAATGTTGCAATATAGTTCCGAGCTGAAGCAAAATCAAAAAGACTGTCACCTTCTTTTATGACAGGGGCTTCATCACCTACAACAAACTTTGCATTGATATTGTCAGCCAACTCCTTGTCAACCGTTATTTTAAACTTATCTCCAACCTCATATACGATGCACCCTAACCCTTTTGCCACTTCAGATGTTTTGTCAGTACTTCCTGTATCTAAAACTAAAATTTCTCCACCTCTTTCTTGGAATTCCTTTAAAGACCCCACCATTCTAGGTATGGTCAGCTCTTCATTTCGAGCAATCATTGCCACACTAAAATTTGGTTTATTCATTTTTTTGGAATTCTCTCCTCAATTATTGTTGATAATCGTGTAAGTTCTTTTTCCATTGAAATAATATTCAAAGATAGAGTCTCAACCTTTATATCGACAGTATGGATATGATTATTACTTTGAAGCAAAAGAGCTTCAAAATTTTTCTGAATATCATTAAATCTTCTATTGTTACTCTCATTAATATAACTGTATTTAACTTCATTTAAATTATCTTCCTTATCAGATTGAGCTTTCGTCTTAATTAAATCTTTTTCTATCTGGATTTGAGGGTTTTTAAAATAATTAAACACTGCAAAAATAACTCCTAAAACCCCGAGAACGAACATTATGTTTGAGGGGGTTAAAAGAATTTCCATATTTTAGTTTATACTTACTATTGATTTTACATTAGCAACAGCTATCCCGTCAACCGTTTTTACTGAAGCGTAAGTAATTCCCATTACTGTTTTAAGGTCAGTTATAGAATAAGTTACTTCCAAACGTGGAGTGTCAACAGAAGAACTTCTGGTTTGAACTGCTATATATTCAGAACCTGATGGTGTAGTACTATTCACATCCCTGTCTGTTCTATAAGCAAAAGTAGTCACTCCAGTTTTGTTAATGCCAGAAAAGTTAGATAAAGTTATAGACCATAAAGTATTGGCAGTTGCAGAAATATCCGTACTAGCAATTGAACCGAATGAAGTACCACCATAATTCGCTTGATTGTAATCACCTGCAATAATAGTAGATGTACCATTTATTGTGGCAGAATAAACATCAAGATTAAACTCACTACCAGCAACCCCTTTATCAGCAGTTCGTTGTTTAACAACGGCAGCTGTTATATTACAACTATCTGGTAAATAAGAAGTATCAAAACAGTCAATCCCCCGGTAAATATGATAGGAACCACCAGTTAAAAATTGACCAGCATAATGAAAATCACCAGTAGAATCAGGTCTAGCCTCGGCAGCGGATGTAGCATCATGGGAGGTAGTATAATCAGCATTATAGTTATGGGTATCACCATTAGTAGGATTATATGATTCAGCAGCTGACCCCGGGAAAAAATATAAAGTTAATGACCCACCTACAGGGTTAGTGAAGTCATATTGATTACCACTTCCAGCATTGTACAGTGCAGATACTTCAACAGCAGATAAAGCTCTTGACCAAATACCAACTTCATCAACCATTCCACGCAACCATCCAGTATCAATATTTTGATATTGACCAAAAATTAAATGAGTTTCCGTGCCTATTGATGCTTCCCCACTTGCTGCATCAGTATCTATAGGTATTCCATCAAGATAACTTGTAAAATTTGTTGTATCCCAAGTTGAGACCAAGTGATGCCAAGTAGTTGTACCAAGAGTAGTATTAAAATATTGATAAATATTTGAAGAACCAAATCTTGCAAACCAAACTCTCGGAGTACCACCGTTATATTCTGTACCCATCTGATATTCGACACCAGAAGACCCCGTAGAAACAGCCATCTTATTCATAAAACCGTAAAAAGTATTTGTCCCATCAACATTAGCATGTAATTTTACCCAAAGAGAAATTGTGATTGCTGAATTGTAAGCAACTCCACTATTATCTCCAATCAATTTTAAAGATTTTGTTGAATTAGTTGCTCCAAAATCAGCATCATTTCCAATTATTCCCCCAGCATTAAATTCAACCGTTCCAACATTTGTCAATGTTTTACCACCAACAGAATCATTAACATTATCAAATTTATAATAGGAAACTAGGTTGTCTGTTAAGGCCATACTTTTTTATTAGACAATAGTTACTAATACTAATTGTGGATTAAAAAACATTCTGTCGGCATGAGTGGCAACTCCAAGCACTTGAACCACTCCATCAGTTCCAGTTGGAACAGATTGAGACATTGCTCCGGGAGTTTCTCCAGCATAAATGAGACCACCAACGGTCCACGCCCAAGTGTCATCACGCATAATTCCGTTCAAGAGAATTACTCCTGTAGCCGCACTAGAAATGGCTGCAGTGGCTAAACCAATTACCGGCATTGTGCCAATAGCGTCAGCATCAGATTTCCAAACCGTCCCGTCTGCTTTGAAGTAAACAACTTCACTTTGAGCAAGGTTTTCACCTGCAGTCATAACAACAGAAGTTCCTGTAAATGTGTGGTCAGAACCCGGAGCTTCGGTAAGAGTAAGTTGCGTTCCGGGTCCAGTGTACCCAGTTGGACCAGTATATCCTGTTGGACCGGTATATCCTGTTGGACCAGTAACTGTTGAATCAGCTCCCGATGGGCCGGTATAGCCAGTATAGCCAGTATAGCCAGTATAACCAGTTGGACCGGTAACAGTTGAGTCAGAACCTGAAGGGCCAGTGTACCCAGTTGGACCTGTGGCAGTTGAGTCAGAACCTGAAGGGCCAGTGTATCCAGTTGGACCGGTGTATCCAGTAGGGCCAGTAACTGTTGAATCAGCTCCCGATGGACCGGTATAGCCAGTAGGACCGGTATAGCCAGTAGGACCCGTAAAATTACCAGCTCCGGTATATCCAGTAGGACCGATTGGACCGGTATAGCCAGTAGGACCCTGTGGTCCTGTTGGACCGATTGGAGCATCCGCTCCGGTATTCACCCAAGCATTTGTATCGGTATCCCAAACCCAAACCGTATCTGTGGAAGCAAGAATCGCAAAATATCCACCAGCTCCAACCGGATAAGCAGCGATTAAAGCGGCTTCATCTAAAAAATATCCTAAATTATTTACATCGCCGATGGCATTTGCTTGGTATGACATATTTTTATAGTTAATTATTGTCTTTACTACATTACATAAATTTATTATACACTATTATTGAATATCTGTCTTTTTATTAGGGATAAGATAAATAATTATTAGTAAAACCTGTTCCAGTCCCACCCGTGGCTGTGTTACCACCAACCACATCTTTAAATGCCACTGATGCTATTGATGCCCCACCTGCTACCTCTTCTAATTTCCAATAATTAGTTACTGAACTATATTGAAGTGGAATATTTCTAAGTTGTGACCCACTTAATATAGCCATTCCCGAGTCAGACAATTTTGTATTAAAAATAGCAACTTCGTGAATTCTTCCCAAAAATGGAGTCCCATCAACAACAAAGCCAAATTCTAACTGTGCATTAGCAGCAGCTTGAGATACTATTGGGGTTACAGTTTCAGTCATTGTAATTTGAGCACCATTTAACCAGACTTCTGGGTTCTGGGTTTCATCTGTATCAAACAAAAATCTTAGAGCCATTTGATAATTAGTATTAACTGATATATCACCAGTCCATTTACCTTGAGTGCCTGAAATAAAATTAGCAGGATTCTTAAAAATTAATTTACCACCCTCAATATAAAGTTGCATTTCCGATAAAGCATAAGAAGCTAGTAAATAAGATTTAGTGGTAACGTCAGTAGCATAAAAACTAATATAAAGAGTCGCATTAGCTGGTAAAGTTAAAGCGGATGTTTTTGTTGATGTGGTATCTGACGGTATAAATGACATATTATTATTCCCAATAAATTTCAACACCAGCAACCTCGGCATCACCAGCAGCAGTATCACTGGCATTATCTGCATCTCGTATTAACTTAAATATAGTCATTTCTCCCGGACTAACAGAATCTTTATTTGTTAATGTAATATCAGCAGTATCTTGAAGTCCAGCTGTTCCCGGAACAGTAATAGTTAAAGCATTTACCGTATCAAAAGAATCAGTTTCTAATGCCTCACCATCAGCATTTGCCATTATACTAGCGTTCCACACCACATCACCTGTTGTCGCTGAAGCCATTGTATAAATTATCTTCGCTTTTAATGTAAAAGCTGTACTGTATGTTGTTGGCATAACAAATTGCCATTCAGCGGCTTCATCAGTGGCTGCGTCATATAATAAATAAAATCTTTTCTGTGAGCCATCTATTGCCGCAGGACTTACCAAATGTCCAAGCTTAGCGGATTGAACTGGTAAAAGTAAATTTCCCTTAGCTCCTCCTGTCATTAAAAAATCTCCAGCCCCAGTGAATTGAAATAAATTTTCATTAGAATTCGTTCCAATAGCCATTCTGTCACCAGCTGCTGAGTCACTAGCTCTAAAGACCATATACTGATAGGTAGTATCTCTGGAAGCTCCAAAATAAAGTTCTATTCTGCCACCATTAGCTCCATTATCGCCATAAGCTCGGTAAGTGCCTTTGGTTAAATCGCTGTTGCCTGCAGATATAATTCCTAGAGCAGAAAAAGCTCCTAAAACAGCATTTTTCTCTGCTGCTACTTCACCTGTAGCATCTCCATCCACTGTGCCTGTATCGGTAAAGCTTAAATCATAAACAGTGGA